TCACTCTGCCAGATGGCGCAATGCCATCTGGTATCACTTAAAGGTATTAAAAACAACTTTTTGTCTTTTTACCTTCCCGTTTCGCTCAAATTAGTATAAAAAAGCTGAACGAGAAACGTAAAATGATATAAATATCAATATATTAAATTAGATTTTGCATAAAAAACAGACTACAAAATACTGTAAAACACAACATATGCAGTCACTATGAATCAACTACTTAGATGATATTAGTGACCTGTAACAGAGCATTAGCGCAAGGTGATTTTTTGTCCTCTTGCGCTAATTTTTTGTCAACTCACTGGGTTAGTTGAATTTACAACCATGCTCAGTATCTCGATAAGCGCAGGGAGATGATGCAGTGGTGGGCGGACTGGCTTGATGAAAGTGTGCTGTAATCCTCATATCCAACCTAAGAGATATGCACAATTTTGTGAATAAGATATTGAGAATTAGCAAAAGTTTTATTTTGCGTATCATCAATTCAGAATACAAAGTCACATGCTAATGTTCTGCATTGGTATCTTTTGCTTATCCATGTCTACATTATCGCCAAAATAATAGGTTTTGTCTATCAATTATTTGAATTACTTCCATGAAATTATAACGCACTTGTAATTTTTGATTATTTTTACCTCTCAAGTGTTTTGTTTCTTCTATCTCTTTGTATTTTTAGCGAAAGTATGCCATATTGCATTCTAATATAACGTGGCGTTGTTTCTGTTTAATGATTTAAATAGTTCAACATAATATTTGCTAACAAATTATATCCAAGCAAATCATATGATATTATCATTACAATATATTAGAGGAATAGCATCATTACTTGTTGTTTTATTCCACTTCAGATTCTTGCTAAATGAGCACTACTCTCAGAAAGATTTGGGTGACCTATTATTTGGGAATGGGCTGTCTGGAGTTGATATATTCTTCATATTAAGTGGATTTATCATCGTATACTCAACAAGAAAGAAGGAAGTTAATGATACTTTCTCATTCTCAATTAGAAGAATATTTAGAATATACCCATTACTAATCACATGCTGTTGCATGTATTACATAATAAACACTCAATTTCTAACCTATGCTACAGTTGAAAACTTTAGAACCTTACTTATTTCCATCATTCCATTAAATATAAACTGGAATGAAGGCGCTCCATTCTTTGCCTATAATCTTTTGTACCCGGCCTGGACGATAACATATGAAATTGGTTTCTATGTTTTTTTCGGGGTATCAATGTCTATTTCGCATAAATACAGAACAATTATCTGTTCTGTTTTTATAATCATGGTGGTCTCATTTACACAATACTATGTAAATGGAAATATATCATTTTCAGGTGATGTTAGTGCAGGGTTATTTACAGATAACTGGTTATTAGGATATACAAATGTTATTACATCTCCAATGATGTATGAATTCGTTATTGGGATGTTTCTTTCTGAAATATTTACAAACATCAACGAAAGCAAAAGTATTAAAAGGATACTTTCAAAGTATTCGCTTCAAATACTATGGATTTCATGTGGTATATCCATAATATTATTCATTATCCAGCGACCTTATGGGCATGGATTGAATGGATTTGGGACTATGGCGATGATACTTATTGCATCATCATTAGTATATGAATACTGCAATATAACACCCAAAATAAAAATATTTAATTTCCTTGGTGAAATATCATATTCTTTATATCTAATTCACGCCGTGATACTTGCTTTGTTCTTCTATTATAAGGCAGACCTTGCTGAAATTGGCATAACTGGTGGATTTTCTGTGTTTTTTTCCTTGGTTATTATCTCAATAACTGCATCATATCCAATATATATTCTCATTGAAAAGCCAATGATAAATATAGGTAAACGTTTAATTGACAAGAGAAATAAGAGCATTAACAAAAAAGAAACCGAAATAACAGCGTGATAATGACAAAGTTAGTGCCGGGATACCCCGGCACTATTTAATCTATTTCGTAAGTGACAGTGATTATCACTTCTGCATTATTACCCAAAACATTTTGATATATATTCATATTACCTGATAATGTAGTTGCTCCAGTAAGAGTTATATAACTACTATTTGCATCAACCCTTGGAAGTAAAGCGGTAACTGCTGTTGTTAAATTATTATAGTAGCCTGTACTTCCAACATATGCAGCTTTATTGCTTGATACATATGGTAACCCTCCAATTCTGAAACCATCTCCTGACCCAATTAAAGTTATACCAAGGTGACATGTTGCCGTTATGATATTGCCACTCCTGACATAATTTCCTTTCTGCTGATAATATGTGGCATTACCACCTACAGTCGGAATCCAAACTCCAGTTTCTATATCACCACATGACCAGTCTTCTGCTGTTGTTAGTTTTCCAGTAACAATAAATTTACTTCCACCACCAGAATTATAAGGAACAAAAATTGGATTTATTCTTGCATAAGTGTTACCGGTCTGCTCATTAAGATCATTTCTATCAATAAGAACTTGACCATTTTCGAAGTTTGAAATCTGGCAGTCTGTTACACTCCAGTCTCTTAACTTCACATCAGCATCCATGACACCAATAAGCTTACCAGCATTACCAATTTTTTCTTTATGCATATTTACATACACATTTCTTACCGTAACAGACTGAGGGAACAGATAATTAGCAGGATTAGTTTTATCACTTAAAACAGATATTACCCAAGGTCTGTATTGAGTACTTACTTCACAATAAAATCCATCAATAAGCGTTCCAGATGCCGCTGGCCCAAGTAGTATTCCACCTGTAGAGTGATGCGCACTACCTCCAATTACTCTCCCCTTAACGCAGTTAATATAGGCAAAATATCCTAAATCTTGATTGTCATAGGCTGACATAGCACAGTCTCTAACTGTTACTCGAGAATTTCCTCCGTCATAAGCTGAGCCATCAGTTTTCTTACCAACTATTGATATAAAGTTACCAATAGCAACTCGACTATAAAAAGTTTTTTTATAACACCCCTCAATTAAAATATCCCAGTTTTCAAACTGAGCATATATATCATAAGAGCTGGCATTCCCATAATCTATGAAATCACAATATCTTATTTTCGGCGTATAAACGGCACTTTTTATCTTTATACCACCTAATGCTCTCTCCCCACCTGTGAATCTAATGCCAGTAACGGTGTAATCGCCTTGATAGAAATTATCTGCGGTAGGATTATTTTCGTCAGAATCATCACCCAATATAATAGCAAATTCACTCCCTGAATAATTAATTGTCGCCCCCTTATTTGAATATATAGTTACAGGTCTTATAAACTCCAAAGAATTACTTATTAGATACTCTCCATAAGGAAAAAAATCTCAACTGGTGGTGAGTACTTTGGTCTGGAGTTTACGTAATTCATAATATTGATTACACCAACATCATAGATAATCGCCACCTTCTGGCGAGGAGCTCCTGATGCAATTAATCGCCAGGCCTACGCCCATTATTCAGGGGTAAATTTTGGACGGAGCCCCCAATTCCATCCTCAATTCTCCCTCGCACTGAGGAGTAGTAAGTGCAATTATTTAAAAAATCGCAAACAGAATATTATCATTTATTCTTGCATTCTGTTAATTAAAACCACACATAAAAACGTTGATACTTGATAAGTAAGTAGAGTATTATTAATGGTTTTAATAACGAACCTTTTAATCATGAGAAGCCTCAAATGACTAGTACCAATAACATAACAAGAAAAAAAATGGATGGAGTAACAATCTTAAGATTTATAGCTGCTTTTTATGTGTTTATTTTTCACATTAACATGAGAGTCCCCGTTAATTTTGGAGAGCTTATTAATAAAACCATTAGCAATGGCGTCATTGGCATGAGTATTTTCTTCATGCTTTCTGGTTTTGTTTTGACTTATAATTACTATGGTTCCTTGTCAAACAATTACTTCAGGAAGCGAATAGCAAGAATATTTCCAGCCTATTTATTTTGTGGGCTTTTAACCCTCCCATTTTTGTTATCCAGCGATGCAAGCTTTTTAAAAATGATTGCAAGCATATTCTTGTTTGTTACTGGAATGCAATCATGGATTTATCAGACCTTCGATTTTTGGAATTTTAGCGGTACCTGGTCAATATCAGTGGAATTGTTTTTTTATGCCCTGTTTCCATTTTTGATAAAAAACATCAACAAAAACAATGTAATTTATGTTTTACTTTTTTCATATTTATCTTCAGCATTATTAATCCCATTATCTGATATAATTCAGGGACCTGTAGTTTGGTCCGTATATTACGCAACTCCAATATACAGGTTACCAGAATTTGTGGTGGGCGTCTGTATCGCAATACTTTTTTTAAATGGCTATCGTGTTAACCATTATACATGGCTATTAAGCATTTTATTATTTCTGTATGCTACCACCCAGCAAAACAATAACTCCATGGGGGTGAACTATCTCACAATTCCTGCGATATCAATTATGTTATTGCACCTGGCAAAAATCAACATCAAAAACAATATTGCAAACAGAGCGATCATTTACTTTGGAGATATAAGTTATTCGTTTTATTTGATGCAATTACCTATATTATATTACCTGGATCATAATAAAAACTCATTTATTCTTAACTATGGTCTTTTTAGCTGGCTTGTACTTTTTGTTATTAATACTGCAATGGCATCATTATCTTATCACTTTCTGGAGAAGAACGATAAAATCAGAAAAATAATTACATCCTGATTTATTAGGGGGGTACCCCCCTAATAATACACCACATAATTTCAACGTATTATCTCTGGCCTTTCTGGCCAGGTTATTTCTGGAATTAAGGACAAATCCACTGACATTAAATTATTAACATATTCCTTCCATAACAAAAGATTGTTCTTGTTATTTTCACTTATAATACCGAGTAACAAATCTGACTGCCAGTTCATAATTAAACCATTAGCACTATCCAGCAGACACTGTCTTTCATTCTCTGCCTCACGAAGTAATTCATCATGTGTTTTTGGCGGCTGCGTAGGTGACGAAAGCTTTCCCTTATCATAGAACCAACCAATTCTTACATTATCGGATACAGGTATAACTAACGCATTAGTTGGTTGCCAGGCACTCTCACCATCCCATACCGCAATATTGGTAACAACACCATTTTCTATAACGGCATAGTTCATCACGCATACTCCCAAATGATTGCAATACCAGCCATTCCGCTACCTCCGGCACGCTGCTGCGTCGCTCCACCGTAGACACAGGCACCACCGCCTCCACCACCATGGCCATTAGCATTAATACCTTCGCCTACAATGGCTTGTGACCCAGCCCCCGCACCAAGGATTGAATCGCCGCCAGGCCCCCCCATCGCCAGACTGCCGGAATACCGAACGCCTGGTGAGCTATAACCGCTTCCAGACCCGATAATATTTGCACCTGTAAATCCCGGCTCAGTATATGCTCCATACGGACCAACAACCCCTGGAGCAGTTCCTTCAGCAAGAACATTCCCACCAAGGCCACCTTTGGCAATTATGGTATTGCCGAAAGAGGTTGTTCCCCCGGGAGCACCAACCGACGCACTTGCACCAGTGCCACCATATCCGATTGTCACAGTAGTTACGGTTGGATTATCCACGCGAGCTTTAACATACTCCCCGGACATCCCCCCGCCACCACAAGCAGCATTATTGGGATAGCTTCTCCACGCTGTAGGTACGCAAATGCGCTTTGTAGACCAGCTGCGCCGCGCCGACAGTAGCGCTGTCGAACGCGGTAAGACGATCCCAGATACGCTCTACAACCGACATTCCCCATTCGTTCTCGGTCATCTTCTGCTGAAATGGCAGCGTGACGCCATCAAAGCGAATCAGTCGACTGTGATGAATGCGCCAGGCAGGAATTCCCGTTGCTGTGGTCACCACATCGTAAAACTCAGGTTTACCCAGGTCCGGCCCCATATCTTTAATGCGGCGGGTCAGTACCGGGTCAATCATCCAGCGGTCGAGCGGGAGAATCCCCTTAAACTTGCCCTTACCGATGGTTTCGGGTCGCAGCGGGGTCATTGGTGCCTGCCCCTCAATCATGATGAAACCCACCGCGCCGCCGTAGAGGCGCGACCATTTCAGCACGTCATTCAGCGCATCCCAGATTTGCAACTCATCCAGTTGTGATTCGAGAATGCCACGATCTTTTGCATCAATTTCCGAAGTGATGCGAATGCCTTTGCGGGTCATATCATCTGGGATAGCATCGACCGCTTCGCCGATGATCCAGGACGAACGATAGGACCATTCCACCAGCATGCGGTTACGACTGGTGAAATTAGCCCGGTAGGTGGATGCTGAGTGCTGGTTAGGTGTCTGCATCCCTACGCGGGCAATAAAATTCTCATAACCATCAGCTGTGGCCTGCGCAGTTCGCCGCAGGGCTTGTTTGTTTCGTGCCATCAGGCCTGTCTCCCTAGCAGCTCCCAGATGTTCAGGGCTGAATTCATTGGGGCATAGTTGATCATCACCGAGTCGGCAAGGTTTGGCGATCGGGTTCCATCAGGCTGTTTATCAATAACGATTTTTCCCACACCATTAATGGAATAGGTCGGCTGCGAAAGCTCGATGATGAGTTTATCTTTGAGTGCCATGCTACTGCTGATTGAGATGATTTCGTCCGGGTTGTAAGCCATACCTTCAACCACGGCGCGCCAGGTATTCTGAAAAAGTTTACGTAACCGCCACCAGCTCTGGGCTTTGGCGTTAGCGAAGAAGTCCTTGTTCAGACGTGCGGCTTGCCCGTTGTCCCCGCGAACAGCTTCATCATCTGGATCAAATACCGCGCCACTACCTCGAAACGGTGTGGCGAGTATTGACGGTCGACGCGCAACGTTACGCAGTTCGTTGATAGCGCGTGCATCGCCGCGAACGCCAGCGCCCAGCCCGTCCTCGTCAAAGCGAAACTCTTCGAGGTTGTCCTGTTCGCAAAAACCGAAAACCTTCTCGACGGACTGATAAATGTCACTGCCCACACCGGACCATTCCCGCACATTTTCCAGGAGGAAGCCATGACGGGTGGAAAATGCATTTTTGTCCCTGCCTTCGTCGGCGACATCCATCGCGCCAAGTCGTTTGCCTGTTGGCTGGATACCCAGTTTGATATGTGCATCAACGGCAGCCTGTACCCATTCGGATGGAATCAGGACGCCTTCCGCTGATGCGCTGTAGTTCAGATCAAGTTCCTGTGCCACCACCACCGGATTATCGATTTTCTCGCATTCCCTGCGATACCACTCTTCATCCTTGCGAGGATCATCCCGCCAGTGGAATGTGAATACCGGTATCTTCCCGCCATGACGCTTCTGAGCGAACGGGTTCGCCATGCCGTTAACTGAACTCAGGTCAATACGGCAACGCGTCGTTTGTGACAACGCCGCATCAATCAGCAGAGGACGCTGAAGGAATGCAGCCTCATCAACCAGATAAAGCGTGGTACGGTCACCACGACCAATATTATCGCCAGCCTCGCCTTTGATAACGGCACCAGTTTCAGGAAACTCAACACGCATATATGGCGCGTGCTTCTTCTCGCTCCACGAACCGCGAAACTCTACAGGTAGTGTTTCCACGAACTTGCGCGCCTTCCAGAACAATGCTTTCGGGTCACCGGTGCTGTCGACGTATTCCTCTTTACGGGAGCCGAAACCGATAACCATTTCTTTGTTGAAGAGACAAAGCGAGCAGGCCAGTCCGATCGCGGTCCAACTGAGCCCCATTTCACGGGATTTTTCGGTAATACCATTCTCCCTATTGCCCCAGCGTTCCATAATCCAGTGGATCCACTCCTCCTGCTTAGGGAAGAGTAAAAACGGAATGGTCACCGGCAGGCCATAATCAATATTACGCGGGTCCGTTGTCATGCCCCAGTCGATGATGAACTGAGCCGGGTTGGTTCGGTAAAACTGTTTTAGTGCTGGCAATATTTCAGGGTTCTGGCGAATGCGCTGTAAGCGTTCCATCCGCCATTCAAAAACCATCTGGTAATCAGGATTTTTAAAATCGAAGGGGAATGGTAACGGCATACTTAGCCCATCATTTTTCTATACGCCTCTGCAGCCTGCTCCGGCGTTAAGTTGGTAATTTCTGTTCTGACTGGTCCTCCATCAGCGCCAGTCACTTCATTTTTGACGTTGTCTTTAAACGCCTGAACAGAAACATGACGCCCAAGCAACTCAAGGTTTTTAACCTTATCAGGCCATTTGATTTTCTTCAGAAGTGCGGCGCTATCTGCGGATACCATCTCCATGACATCCATTCCTGATAGCGTTGTGCGCCATACCTTAGGCCAGTCTTTAATGGGTTTTAGATCACCGTTTTGCAGGAGAATGTCGAGCACATCCATCTGGTCGATTTCAATAAGGCGATTAAGTACATATTCTGCATTAATACCAACAAGATCATTGCGTTGCGCTTTCAGTTCAGCGATTCTGAATTGTATGTCAGGTTTTGACAGGTTTTCGGATGCGGTACGGTTAGCTGTCTTTGCGCTGTACCCCGCCCGAATATCGGCAATGAATAACAATCCTCGCACTCGCGGGGATTTCTTTTATCTGAACTCGCTACGGCGAGTTTTGTTTTATGGAGATGATAAATGCACTTCCGAGTCACAGGTGAATGGAATGGAGAACCATTCAACAGAGTTATCGAAGCGGAGAACATCAACGACTGCTACGACCACTGGATGATATGGGCGCAGATAGCACATGCAGACATAACCAATATTCGAATTGAAGAACTGAAAGAACACCAATCCGCCTGATGGCGGTTTTTTCTTGCGTGTAATTGCGGAGACTTTGCGATGTACTTGACACTTCAGGAGTGGAACGCTCGCCAGCGACGCCCAAGAAGCCTTGAAACAGTTCGTCGATGGGTGCGCGAATGCAGGATATTCCCTCCTCCGGTTAAGGATGGAAGAGAATATCTGTTCCACGAATCAGCGGTAAAGGTTGACTTAAATCGACCAGTAACAGGTAGCCTTTTGAAGAGGATCAGAAATGGGAAGAAGGCGAAGTCATGAGCGCCGGGATTTACCCCCTAACCTTTATATAAGAAACAATGGATATTACTGCTACAGGGACCCAAGGACGGGTAAAGAGTTTGGATTAGGCAGAGACAGGCGAATCGCAATCACTGAAGCCATACAGGCCAACATTGAGTTATTTTCAGGACACAAACACAAGCCTCTGACAGCGAGAATCAACAGTGATAATTCCGTTACGCTACATTCATGGCTTGATCGCTACGAAAAAATCCTGGCCAGCAGAGGAATCAAGCAGAAGACACTCATAAATTACATGAGCAAAATTAAAGCAATAAGGAGGGGGCTGCCTGATGCTCCACTTGAAGACATCACCACAAAAGAAATTGCGGCAATGCTCAATGGATACATAGACGAGGGCAAGGCGGCGTCAGCCAAGTTAATCAGATCAACACTGAGCGATGCATTCCGAGAGGCAATAGCTGAAGGCCATATAACAACAAACCCTGTCGCTGCCACTCGCGCAGCAAAATCAGAGGTAAGGAGATCAAGACTTACGGCTGACGAATACCTGAAAATTTATCAAGCAGCAGAATCATCACCATGTTGGCTCAGACTTGCAATGGAACTGGCTGTTGTTACCGGGCAACGAGTTGGTGATTTATGCGAAATGAAGTGGTCTGATATCGTAGATGGATATCTTTATGTCGAGCAAAGCAAAACAGGCGTAAAAATTGCCATCCCAACAACATTGCATGTTGATGCTCTCGGGATATCAATGAAGGAAACACTTGATAAATGCAAAGAGATTCTTGGCGGAGAAACCATAATTGCATCTACTCGTCGTGAACCGCTTTCATCCGGCACAGTATCAAGGTATTTTATGCGCGCACGAAAAGCATCAGGTCTTTCCTTCGAAGGGGATCCGCCTACCTTTCACGAGTTGCGCAGTTTGTCTGCAAGACTCTATGAGAAGCAGATAAGCGATAAGTTTGCTCAACATCTTCTCGGGCATAAGTCGGACACCATGGCATCACAGTATCGTGATGACAGAGGCAGGGAGTGGGACAAAATTGAAATCAAATAATGATTTTATTTTGACTGATAGTGACCTGTTCGTTGCAACAAATTGATAAGCAATGCTTTTTTATAATGCCAACTTAGTACTGAGAGATCCCCTCATAATTTCCCCAAAGCGTAACCATGTGTGAATAGATTTTGAGTAAGCAGGGTTGCAGCCACGAGTGAGTCTTCCCTTGTTATTGTGTAGCCAGAATGCCGCAAAACTTCCATGCCTAAGCGAACTGTTGAGAGTACGTTTCGATTTCTGACTGTGTTAGCCTGGAAGTGCTTGTCCCAACCTTGTTTCTGAGCATGAACGCCCGCAAGCCAACATGTTAGTTGAAGCATCAGGGCGATTAGCAGCATGATATCAAAACGCTCTGAGCTGCTCGTTCGGCTATGGCGTAGGCCTAGTCCGTAGGCAGGACTTTTCAAGTCTCGGAAGGTTTCTTCAATCTGCATTCGCTTCGAATAGATATTAACAAGTTGTTTGGGTGTTCGAATTTCAACAGGTAAGTTAGTTGCTAGAATCCATGGCTCCTTTGCCGACGCTGAGTAGATTTTAGGTGACGGGTGGTGACAATGAGTCCGTGTCGAGCGCTGATTTTTTCGGCCTTTAGAGCGAGATTTATACAATAGAATTTGGCATGAGATTGGATTGCTTTTAGTCAGCCTCTTATAGCCTAAAGTCTTTGAGTGACTAGATGACATATCATGTAAGTTGCTGATAGGTTTCCAGTTTTCCGCTCCTAGGTCTGCATATTGTACTTTTCCTCTTACTCGACTTAACCAGTACCAACCCAGCTTCTCAACGGATTTATACCATGGCACTTTAAAGCCAGCATCACTGACAATGAGCGGTGTGGTGTTACTCGGTAGAATGCTCGCAAGGTCGGCTAGAAATTGGTCATGAGCTTTCTTTGAACATTGCTCTGAAAGCGGGAACGCTTTCTCATAAAGAGTAACAGAACGACCGTGTAGTGCGACTGAAGCTCGCAATACCATAAGTCGTTTTTGCTCACGGATATCAGACCAGTCAACAAGTACAATGGGCATCGTATTGCCCGAACAGATAAAGCTAGCATGCCAACGGTATACAGCGAGTCGCTCTTTGTGGAGGTGACGATTACCTAACAATCGGTCGATTCGTTTGATGTTATGTTTTGTTCTCGCTTTGGTTGGCAGGTTACGGCCAAGTTCGGTAAGAGTGAGAGTTTTACAGTCAAGTAATGCGTGGCAAGCCAACGTTAAGCTGTTGAGTCGTTTTAAGTGTAATTCGGGGCAGAATTGGTAAAGAGAGTCGTGTAAAATATCGAGTTCGCACAT